AGGAAATGCAGCTTTAAGATTTTTTACTGGTAATACTACTGAGCTGGGCGAAAGAATGCGTATTGATTCTTCAGGCAGGTTGCTTGTTAATCTTACTTCTAATGACAATGGTGCGTTTATTCAGACTAAAGATGCTGGTTCAGGGTGTTTTGGTTGGACTGAAGGAACCTCTGCTGTAGATGCTCGTATTTTTGCCAATACCAGTCAAGGTGCAGTAATTGCAACTCAATCAGCTCACCCATTAGCACTGCAAACTAGTGGTCAGGAAAGAATGCGTATTGGTAGTACAGGCAACTTGTTGGTGGGTAATACAGGTCTTACTGGCTGTAAAATGTCAATTTATAACTCAGGAGTTGATGCTTTAAGAATTGCATTGTCAGACAACTCTGCAAGTTCTACTTCTCTTATTGCTTGTTTTTCAGATTCTACAACTACCGCTTATGGAACTTTACGACTTAATATAGTTGCAAGTGGTAATGTAACTAACAGCAACAACAGTTATGGCGGAATCTCTGATGAAAAATTAAAAGAAAATATAGTTGATGCTACAGATAAACTTGAAGACTTAAAACAAGTAAGAATAAGAAACTATAACTTTATAGGAGAAGATAAAAAACAAATTGGTGTTATAGCACAAGAACTAGAAACCATATTTCCAAACATGGTAGAAGAAACACCTGATTTAGATAACGATAATAATGATTTAGGTACAACAACAAAATCAGTTAAATACTCAGTATTTGTACCTATACTTATTAAAGCTATACAAGAACAACAAGAACTAATAAATAATTTAACAGCTAGGATAGAACAGCTAGAAAATTAGTATATAATTTAATTTTAATAAACTTATAGGAGAGTTAAATGAGTAAAGAAGAAAATAAAATGGAAAACCAAGAACCAGTAATAATTACATTTAATAACGTAGAGTACAGAGCTTCTGATTTAAACGAAGAGCAAATGGCACTAGCTGCTAAGTTAAATGTCGCTGGTAAAAAACTAGCTAGACTTCAAGAGCATTATGATGATTATGTTATTACTAACGAATACAAAAACTTAGTAATTGAATCATTTGATAGAGCTATCAATGCTAAAGAAGAAGTTGAGGTGGTAGAGGAAGAATAAATGCCAACTCGTAAGACTACAGCAGAAGTCCACACACAATTACAAATACATGAAGCACAATGTGCTGAAAGATGGAAAACTATCTATAAAAAAACTGATGATTTACAAACATCAATAAATAGTATGAAATTGTGGCTTCTAGGTGGTCTTACAACAATAGTTGCATCCTTAATTACTATTATAGTTAGAGGTTTAATCTAACAAACAAAAATTATGATAGACAAACTGATTCAACCAGTCAGCAAATTATTAGATAAATTCATTCCTGATGCTGACACTAAACAAAGAATTGCCCATGAAATTGCTACAATGTCTGAAAAGCATATACACGAAATTGCTAAGGCACAAATATCTGTAAACAAAGAAGAAGCTAAAGGTAATTGGTTTCAATCATCTTGGAGACCAGCAACAGCTTGGGTATGTGTTGCAGGTTTTGCAGTCAACTTTTTAATTAGTCCTTTATTAGCACCTTTTGGTATTGACGTACCTCAAGCAGATACATCTACTATGCTACCTGTATTAATGGGTATGTTAGGACTAGGTGGTATGAGGAGCTTTGAAAGAATAAAAGGTGTAGGTAAATAATGAGTCGAATAGCTAAAGTTGATGATAAGTCAACTTTAAATATCTCTCTTAGTTACTTATTACAAATCATAGGTGTTATAGCTGTAGCTGTTTGGGGTTATGCACATACAACCGAAAGAATAGACTTTAACCTCAGAGAAACACAAAACCTAAGAGCTAATCAAAACAAATACATATTCCCTGATATAAGAACATTAGAAGAACAGGTGATAAAATTAGAAAAAGAAGTTATTATTTTAAAAACAGAACTAGAAGCATATAAGAAACAAAATGCAAATAATAAATAAAATAAAAAATACAGAGTTCTATCAAAACTGGGCAAAAGCATTTGCTGTTTGTTACCCAATGATGGTTGAAGGTGATTTATCAGCATTAACCTTTACACATTTTTGGAAAGCTAATGTTACTGGTATTATCGCAGCTACTTTAGCTTCATTAACCAAGAAGTCTTGGTATCAAAGTTTTATGCAACATAAATATGCACCAGCAATTATTTTAGGTATATGCACGTTTGTTGCAGATTTATTAGTTCACCCAACCCACTTTGGAGCATTTTGGACTGAAGCTCTAACAACAGGAGTTGGTGCTGGTTTACTATCAGCCTTCTTTATCTATAAACCATTAGGAAAATAAAATGTACGACAACATCAAAGAAATGCTAATTAAAAATGAAGGGTTAGTTCTTCAAGTTTACACTTGCTCAGCAGGTAAATTAACTTGTGGTGTGGGTAGAAATCTCCAAGACAATGGTATATCAGAAGATGAAGCTATGTATTTGCTTGAGAATGATATCCAAAGAGTTGTAGATAATTTAGATAAGGTATGGGAAGTATGGAGAAGTTTTCCTGTCCCTGCTCAAGAAGTATGTATAGATTGTGCCTTTCAAATGGGTATCACTGGTTGGATGAATTTTAGACAAACAAGAGCATTGATGGAGATGGGATGCTGGTTAGAAGCATCAGAAGAGATTTTAAGGTCAAAATATGGAACTGTAGACACACCTAATAGAGCAGCTAGAAACTCAAGAAAACTAGCCTTATGTCAAAATGCCAAGAAAAACATCAGACCAACATCAAAATAATTCTAGACTTGGTGCTTTAGGTGAATCCCTAGTACAAACATTTCTGCTTGAATATGCAGACTTCTGCTTTCCAACCCAAGAAAAACATCCTGCTGATTTATGTATGGAACTGAATCGTTGTATGTATACCATACAAGTAAAAAGCAGAAGAGCTACTAAACAAAATAAGTTTATCTTTGCTGCTGAGAACTCAAGGTCACAATCAGAAACCTACAAGAATTATCATTGTGATATCTTAGCTTTTGTTTTCTTTTATGATGACCAAAAACGAATCATGTTCAAAGCAAATACTTCATCACAAAACTATTTTACTTTTGATAAGAAAGCTATCACTGAATCTATGGAATTAGATTCTCTTAAAGAAACACTAGACAGTCTTAGTTCAGTACCAGTTCTAAATCCTATAATTTAATACTTGCATTGTATATAAATATAATTTAATATATATTTATATTAATCAATAAGGAGTTTAATATGAGAATAAAAGAACTAGAAAATTCTATTAAGAGAACAAAAGAACTATCAAATTCTATAGCAATAAATAAAAAGATATTAAAAAAATATGATTTATTAAAACAATTATATGTAAGGCTAGATAACTACAATATGTTAGACCCTTTAGATGCATATAATAAAACAAGAAAAGAAATTGAAGCTGTAAGGGCTGATATTGATAATTTAAAAAAACAGGGGGATAAATAATGAGATACACACTACAAGTTCAACTACCTAGCTTAGGCTGGGTGGTTGCCATCAAGACTAGCGACTTATTCTACATGGCTAGCAAGAGAGCAAGATTAATTGCAGAAGGGCATAAGGTTAAATTAACTAAGGAGAAGAAGAATGGATAGCATTATACACAAGATTCTAAATCAAGAAGAAAGAGCACAAGAACTTAGAAAACAAAATGTCATAGTTTTGCATGATTTTAAATTTGATACTAATAAAGAGATGATTGCAGAAACATTAAACACTATTTACAAGAAGGAAAAGAAACAATGAATTTAATGTGTAACACAAAGCATGGTGCTATTCAATGGAGATGGAAGGACTCAGGTCAACCATCTCCTGAATACAAATCATTGAATCATCAATGGTGGATTCCTAATAAGTCTGAGTTTGAGTTAGTAACTAAAGTTGATGCTTCTATCAAACAAGAAATTAAAGATGAGATTTGGGAAGATATGCAATCTGATTTTGAGTATCAGAAAAGCATTTATAAGATACATAAATTAAATTTAAAGGAGAAAAAATAATGGACTTTCAATTATTAATATTAGTAGCTGCTGTAGCTTACCTGTCTTATGGTGCTGCACTTTTAATGAACGACAGGAATAACAGAAAATGAATGTAACATTTAATTTAATGGGTGGTGGTGAGTTAAATATTCCACCAAGAGTAATTAGTGGTTTTTATAAATGTCACTATACAGGAGATGTAATAGTTGAAGTAAATGGTGATGAATACAAAGTCAGAGATTCATTAGATGAAATTAAATACATCTTAGGAATTGCAAGATGAAAATAGAATCACTTAAAAACTTTGAATCTAAGCAAAAAGGTCAAGCTCTTATTTATAAAGACTTGCCCAATGAAGACTATCATGCAAGCGTAGGTATCAGTAGTAGTTATGTTAGAAGATTTGGTCAATCCCAACTTCATGCAGTTAATCATACTTCTGAATCTACTCCAGCACTTAAGTTTGGAACAGCAGCTCATTCTTTATTAGTAGAAGGACAAGAAGCATTT